GTCCCATAGTAGGGCTTACATAGAGTACAGCAGAGCCTTGTGGACACTTTAAACCCTCAATCAACAAGGTAACAGCCGCCATCCTAGACTTACCACAGCGACGACCAGCAGCCACTACCTTAAACCTCGTGGTATCCTTGAAGACTTCTTGTTGCCAAGGTAAGAGAGAGAAATTAAGGTCTGCCATCAAAATACTCCATCTTGGTAGGTTTAATGGTTATGTAGTCCCCATCCGCCCAAACGCCCTCATCTTCTAAGATTTGAGTCACCAACTTCGTAATCTTATCTTTTGGCACTAACAACGCTTGTGTCTCCAAATACGATGGCCTGTTAACAGTAACAATCCAATTACTCATATTTAGCCTCCACATCTTCTGCTTGGTCAATTATGGTCGGTTCTTGCCCCAACCCTGTAATGTTAATCGTTACAGCAGACCTCTGACTCTTATCCTTCTCAAACATACTCACTGGTAGTGTCCTGTCTAAACACATCTTTAAAGCCACCAATTGATGCGGATGCTCGTCATTCAATGCTATCTCTATCACCTTCTGAGCAACATCCTTACCCCCTGACCTAATCATCAACTCCTTAAGCTCCTTTAAGCGTTGATGGTCAGTCTTAGGCAATACAGCAGGAGGGTTATCAGCAAACCTCTGTATCGTCATCTTTACAGAACCCTTTGGTCTTCCTCTTCCTCGTTTTAGAGTCGTTTCCATATTACCTTTCGTTTTAGCTTTTTCAGAATGGTGGAGGCTTTTATCCTATTTTCCTTTTTTCGGAATCTAGGAGGCTCCATCAATCTCTTCACCCTCACCCTACCCCCTCCCCCCCTATCAACCCAACACACCTAGGGGAAACCCTAACTCTCTAATCGTTATGAGTCATAACTAAATTGGTTATGTTTTATAACTAACTGTGGGAGAGAGTGAAGCACCATTTCTAGGGTACTTGTTTTACTGTTTGGCATTGTGTTCCCTTATCTGTTCCCTATTGTTTCTCTTACCTTACCTACAATAGATTGATCTTCATTGGGGCTGCTTGTTTACTCGCGGATTCAATCGTAACCAATGCGATCTGATCTAAGGGGTTGTCTGCCCTGTATCCTATGGAATGGAGATGCTGATAAATGGCTAAGAGGTTTTCAAAACCCTTAGTGATGTTCCCATGTCCAGCGGCTAATAAGATGTTTCTCTTGGGGTTGTCTAGTTTTCTGCGAAACTGAACTGTATCGATCTGAGGGTAACGACCAGGCATGTTATTTTCCCCAAAAAATTTATTTATTTAATTATTGCATACTTTAATTCTAAGGGTAAATACTTATAGGGTTTTGGAGGGGTCAATAGAATCAACGACTTACAAGAGTTGGCACGATTCTTTCGCGCTATATATGTGAGAGGGTCGAAAAAATGCTCTCTCTTTTTATCAACTCAATAGGTGTCAACATGAAACAATTTGAATATCAACTAATAAACAAAACAACGGGTAGAGCAGAACATGCTCGAGCAACGGCTAAAACGGCTGACATAGCTCGTTTACAGATCGTCCTAATGTACGGGCGTCAATTTGAGGTCTTAGAGCTTTACAGCAACGTTAATCCACCTCACCACGTCTTAGGTGAGATCGACTGCTCAGATTTTCCAGATTCTGACATTCAGTGGCTTATCAGTGAAGTTGCAAAACAAGAGGTTACAGCATGAAAAACACTCTCTTAGACCTCTTATCTGTCCTTATCATTGCTTCATTGCTTTGCATTGGGCTATTGGCTTATTTTGACGTTTTGGTCAAATAATCTTTTTTTTCTTTTTATAGGTGTTCACATGAAAATTATCGTTCACGTTCAAGGCAACTCTGAGAAAACGTTTGCTTCTATCAATGAAGCTCTATCGTTTGCCCGTTTGCAAGTGTATGCAACTCAAGCGACAATTATTAGGGCTTTTGATGCTTTGCAAGATGGAAACCTTGCACAATGGAATTATGGGTTTTCCTCAGTGGCGGTATATCCTGAAAACTGACATTCCAGCGGGTAAGCTCACGGGCTGGGCTTATTCGATGCAATGTTGCATCATTCAACTCAATAGGTGTTCAAATGAAATTCTCCATTCAACGCAAGTCAATCCGTGCAATGCTTCACTTAGCAGCTAAAAAGGATATCCGATACTACTTGCAAGGGGTTAACGTGGTGCGCGACAATCGCGGTACATACTTAGAAGCCACTGACGGGCACGTTTTAGGCCGTTTATTGATTGACGGGATCAAGTCAGACACAAAATTAAACGTTGTTTTGCCTACTGATGCACTCTTAAAACTCAAGGGAACAAAAAAACAAGGCGAAGAGTGGTTGCATTTTGACGTCAACGGATTGTCAGTAGAGTGCATCGATTCTCAATCTACAACCCGCTTTTCCGCCCATGATGCACGTTTTCCTGATGCTGACCGCGTTATTCCGATAGTTTTCAAGGATGAAGATGTAAAACCCGCAACATTTAACCCTGATTTACTGGTGCGTTTTGTTGATGTCAGTGAAGATTTATATGGGAAACGTCAAATACCTCATGTTTTGCAGCGCGGTACTCAATCGGCTATTGTCAGTTTTCCAAAATTTGACGATTCTTTCATCGGGGTTATCATGCCCATGCGCGAAGATGGTACGGCTCGCGTGCCCTCATGGTGCTATACACCCTCAGTAAAACCCGTAGAAACGACAGAAACGGCTTAATTTCAGACTGCAAAGCCTCTTTTTAGGGGTTTTGTGGCCTGCAATTCGCAGGTTTTCAACATTTAAAAGGTGTCAACATGAAAACTATTGTTTCTTTTTCTGAATTTTCCGATTCTTTCCGCGATATTCGCCCTGATAACTTTTCATACCAGGCGCTGAGAATTCTATTTTCTTATTTTGAACAATATGAAGATGAAACGGGCGAAGAGATTGAACTAGATGTAATCGCTATTTGCTGCGAGTTTTCCGAAGACACTTGGCAAAATATTGCAGATCAGTACGGTTTAGACCTTGAAAAATACGTTTCAGATGAAGACAAGCAAGAGGTTGTTGCAGATTATTTATCAGATCAAGGGGTTTACATTGCCGAAGTAGGCGACTGCATCGTTTACCGTCAGTTTTGAGGGGTTTCATGATCTATGCCACTTTAGCGCTGATTCTGCGAATACTTACAAAACGATAAATTTAAGCCCTCTTCGGAGGGTTTTTCTTTTTGTGCCACCCAACTATGCACCTATGCTAAAAAACGGCTCAAAACTCGTTTAAATCGGTTCTAGAGGCATTTCCAAACCCTTGATTGACTAGGTTTTCTATTGTGTTATTCAGGGCGTCTAATTCATCCATCTTGTAAACCCTCCAAAGCGCTTTAGTTCCATGCAAGCTATTGTGGCAATCACGGCACAAGGCAACCACGCAGAATTGTAGTTTTTGCTTTATGTGATGTGCGTCTGAAACGCCTGGTTTACCGCATACCGAACACGGCAACATTTTTACCCGTCCGATATGCTCTCTTTGCTTTGCCGTTAGTTTGTTGTTCATTGGGTGGCTTTGGCCTCCATGCGGGCATTAAATTGGGTGGTCTGCCAATAGGATACCTTGGCCTGTGCTGCGGTCATCATCCATCGGTAGGTTTCCTCTTGTTGAACGGCTTGTCTTATGCCCTCCAAAATGGCTATGTAATCTGGGTGAGCATAGGCGTAGGTTTCTTGTTTTCCAAGCACTTCGGTTCCAGCTTGTGACATGAGTTGGGCTTTTCTGCTTTTCCTGAATTCCTCTAAATACATTCTGTCGGCCTTGGCTTTGGCATAGAGTGGCGCAGTGTCAATCAAGTATTGAATGGCTTTAGTTGGTTCGTTCATTCGATCTCCATCGTGCATGGGTCTTTGAGCTTGCGAGCAAATTCATAGGCGCGGTCGTAGGCTTTGTCACCAAAAAACACCTCGTGGAAATTCCAACCAAATAGAAATCCCCAAAATCCTTTGCTCTCCACCATCCAACCACCTCGTGGATGCTCTTTAATACGCACTCTCATGTTATTTCCTTGATCTAATGGCTTCTGCACATTTTTTGACTATCTTTAAGCCATAAGATTTATGCGGGCCTAATTGTTTGTCGCACAGCGTTGCACATTTTTCTCTCTCTTGTTCAGCAACTAGAGAAGCAAAGTAAGTCAATTCAGGCAAACTAGGGCCTGCATCAATCCAGTCAACATACCCATTTGATGGGTAGCATAATCCTGCTTCAGTAGCCATTGCGATGATTTCGTCTTTAGTCATTTGATCTCCCGTTCATAGTGGCGGTATATTGGGGCTGGTTCATCTCTACCGCATCGCCTTCCATGCTCGTTGGCCTCTTGTAAAGCCTGAAAAGCCCATTTGCAGTTAGTGCATACCCAATATGGTGGGTTGCCTGGTGCGTCTTTCTTTTGTTCAATCATGCTTGACCCTTAAACTTTAAACCCTCTAATTCCATCGCTTCTTTTAAGTACTTCAACCCAGTTTTCCCAAGGTTTGGTATTCTTTTTATGTCCTTTTCAGGCCATTCGCATAGTCTCTTTTTTGTGTGAATATCCTCAGCCACTAGGCATCGGTAGTATCTAAGAGGTAGATTTAGTTCGTGAATGTCGGCGGTTGCATATTGGAGTTGTCTTTCCTCTTCTGCTTTCCACTCCGCAAGAATACGCCTTCGGTTGTCCAACATATCCTGAGCTACTCGGTATGCTGTTTGGGCTAAGTTGTAAGGATTTGTAACCCCGAACTTTTCTATTTGCGCTGCCATTGCATGGGTCGCAAAATGATCTAGTAATTCGTCTTTGGTCATGTTATTTCCCTTATTGCCTCACCATAACCACTCATAGGCTCGCCCATGTCTTCCCATAGCTTCTGATCGAGATCGTCGCACAGCTTTGCACATTTCTCTCTCTCATGTTTAGCAACTAAGATAGCAAAGCGTTCTAAGTATTCGGTTAACTCGTGATCTGCTTGATTGGATGGGCTATAAACTTCATTTCTTTCGACATAAAACCTAGCCTTTTGTGCCATTTTGTAAATATCTTCTTTAGTCATGTTATTTCCACCACTAGGTTGCCGTTTGATCTGATGTAGTCTTTGGTTTTTTGAATGTACTTTTCGAAGTCTGCCCTTGGAATACTTGCTTGCTGAAGGTCTGCATATTCGATTAGCTCTCTAACCGCTTGAATGCCTTGTCCTGATAAACCCATGCTCAATGTCTTTTGATAGCGTTCTGCGGCTTCATGGAGGGCTTGTTGAGCCTTTTGGCAAACAGGGAGTACTTCATCTTTTCCGATATTGTGCCTAGCCATCGTTTCGGATAGGTTTAAAACGTCAACAAGGGTTCGCCAGTCGTGGATAGTCCCTTGACCCTTGGTCATGGCTTCTAGTGCTGAGTATTCCATTAGACGTAGTTTGTCTAGCTTGTCTCTGTGAGTGATTGAAGCGCCTACGATACTGTGAGCTATCGGGTCAATCAATGCCCAGAATTTGCGTTTAGTTCGTTTTCTCATTTTTTTCTTTTAACTTGTACTCTACAAGCCTTGCCACAGCAAACATATCGCCATAACCATAATCACCAGATAAATCAGTACTTGGGATTAAATCGCTTATCTCGTCAGCAGATAAACCTTCCCATGGTCGCCATTTGCGCTTGGGTTGATCTTGGTCTGGCATCACAATGTACATCTTGTCTTGGTTAAGTGAATGTTCAATGTCTTTACTCATAATCATCACACTCGCAGATAAAGTTATAGCAACGCAGGCAGTAACCAGCCTCGCCCATTTGCATCCTGACTTCGTGCTTCAGGCTGTAATAACGCTCAAACAATGGCGTCCCGTCTTCCATGTCAGCATCTTGTGGCAAATCAGCATCGTAAAACCTTGCCCATGCTTCAAATAACTCCTCGTTTTGCTTAAATACCCTTGCGCTTCTCTCAATTAGCTTTTTGTTGCCTTCGGTTAAATCGTCTATTTTCTTTTGCTGTTCAGCAATAATTCTTTCTAAACTCATGTGTTCTCCTTGTATGCTTGATGTGCAAGCTCTGCCGTTTCATACAACCCTAAATAGATTTGTTTGCCATTCTTATGAATGTGAGCGGCATATTTGTTTCTACGCTTTACGACACCCAAAAATCCAGTTTTATTTTTTGTAGTAGCCGACTTGCGGTTTTGCATGTTTACGCTATGCGGAACATCACGTAAATTTTCAAGTTTGTTATTTGATGGATTGCCGTCTATGTGGTCTATGTCGCCAACAGGCCAAACACCATGATGAAGAAGCCAAGCAATACGATGAACCAAATACTGTTTGTTGCAAAACTTTAGCTTTCGGTATCCGTTCTGCATCATGTTGCCTGCCTCCGTCCCATTGGCGGTTGATCGCCTTGGGCGGTTGATCCACCAAACTTTTCCATCTTCAGGTGTATACATAAGACGCTCAAAAATCATTGCTTCAATGTTCATAATGAATCTCCTTGCGTTTCATTATAGACCATTCTTCTCCTTGAGTTTGGCTTCAATGGCATCTAGCAAAGTCAACCAATCCTCGCTAAGACAACCGCAATCCACGCAGATTTGCATGGCTTCCTCATCCGTCAGCCCAACCCATGTGCGCTGTGCCAAGGCTTCTTTGCACTCAAACAACAAAGTTCTAACTGCAAGGTGGTCGGCTAGCTCTGGATTGAACAACCCGCCAGAAGCTAAATAAAAGCTGATGCGGTTAATCAAGTTTTCAGTCATGCTTTTCCCTTAATGCCGTGTGCGGCTTCGATGGCTCGGGCAAATGTATATAGCCGTGTGCCATAGGCGTTAACACCTTCAAGGATTGCGCCTATTTCCTCTTCACTTAGCGGCTTGCGCTGTGGTGGAGATGTGTAGAGGGGTGTGGTTCGCTTGAAACCATGGTAATCATCAGTCTCGTGCGTGTTGTGCCAATATATGATTTTCTTTTCTTCATTTAGCCACGCCACAGGCTCCTGCTCCTGCTCTGGCTGTGCCAAGGCTTCTTTGATGGCATCTTCCATTAGTTGCTCAAACTTTGCTCTGGTCACATCAGATTTTTTATTTTGACTTACATACTCGTGGTCTGCTTGATACCAATAGTCTTGACCAAGTTGAAATGCTTGTTTAAATGCCTTCTTCAATGCTTCGTCTTTAGTCATCTCTTAACTCCACAAACAGGAAAGTACTCCTCATGAAAAACCCATGCGATTAACCAATCCCATGAGCCTTCTTCATCTTTGCAAATAAAGCAATGCTCTGCCATATTCAGGCAAAACTGCTTTGTTGGTGGTCGGATAATCATTTCTCTACCCTCTTAAAAGAAACACTAGTCACCTCAGCTTCTCCCTTGCGTACAAGGTCTGACCATTTATTCAGGTCTTCCAATGCGCCTAAGAACTTTTCTTTTACCAATTCAGTTTCTCTAAGGGCTTTGCGTGCTCTTTGGATAACAGCGTCAGGGTCGCAAGCGCCATCAACCTTCCAGTCACCAGAAGCAATTGCAGCCTCTACTGCTTCCAAAAGGTCTTTTAGTTCGTCTCTCATACAGCCTCTTGCTTAAAGTTCAGCTTGTGGACAGCAAAACGCATGGCGGCTTCCATGTCTAGTTCTTTAAACTGTTCATCAGACAGTAACCCAATGACATCCCGACCATTGAACCAAATCTCTTTGATTGACTCGTTATAGGTCGAATCTTGGTCGGACTCATACTCATAAACGACAGTAACGATTTCGCTACCTGCACCTGTTGTTGTGTCAAATTCCCATGTAGACATATTTACTCCTGTTAAAAACTGTTAATTTACGCTTGTTTTTTTCTTTTTGAATAGGGACTTACCCTTACTCCAAACACTCTTTCACACAAATATCGACACCTGGTTCACTTGAGTAAACCTTCGTAACGTGAATGTTGACGATCTGAGAATCATCTTTGTAAACAACTCCATTCATCCCGTCCTCCACCGATTTCAGGACGTTAGACGCATCGGGCTTCTTTGTTGGTTTCTCTGATCCATCGGCAATGGCTTGTAGGCGCTTTTTGGTTGCTGATGCAGGGATTGGCACTCTGATGTACAGATATAGGCTTACAGGGGTCTCCAAAGGCTCGGATGCACCCATTGCTTGCCTAGCGGCATCTTTAATCAAGGTTTCATAGGTTCTTGTTTTCTCAGGGGTGTAGGCTTGAACAAAGTTACCCCTTTTGACATACCTTGCTCGACCTTTTGGTACGGGTACGCCATCTACTTTAAATGTCACCATGAATGTCATGTTGCTTCCTTGCTTGCCAACCAAGCAGCTTCCCAAACTTGATACATACGACCATGACAAGGAAAGTCTTGTACTTTGTAATCAGGAAATGATAGCTTGCACCAGTTTCTGTATGCGATTTTGATTTTTGTTTCAGGTTTCATAAAAGTGTCCCATCTCTCATTTGTGCCATGTACATCCTTATGCGATCTCTTGCACCAGAGCCGTAGATTCTTTCGGCTCTTTCTAGTCTCGCTCGGATAAGGTCTCTGTTTTTTGTTTGTTCCCAGTTATGGAATAACTCTCGGGCTTCTGCTTGCTCAAGAGTTACTCTGTCACTAGGGCCTTGAATATTACGTCTGCTCCAAGTCACCAGTTAATTCCAATGCTTTGTTTATCAGGTGTAGTGGATAAGGTACGCCTTCACGCACCTTGTCCAGTAGTTGATGTGCTTCGTAGTGGCTCAAAACATAGCCTCTTGAATTTGCTTGGGCTGTTCATGTGCAAACAATTGAGGTTGCGATACGGCTTGCTCAATACGCTTGCAAGCAATATCAAAATACTTTTGTTCACGCTCGATGCCAATGAATTTTCTGCCCATTTGTATCGCAGCTACACCAGTAGTACCGCTACCCATAAATGGGTCAAGAATTGTTCCAGAAATCCACTCAACAAACTTGCACATCAATCCAATTGGTTTTTCAGTTGGATGAAACTCATTGTTTGTTCTTGGATATTCAATTACATCAGTTGGTCTTTGCTTTGGAAAAAAGTGATCTTTCATTGCATAGAAAAAAGCAACTTCAGTTTGTCTTGCGTGTTCATGGTGCAAGTCCCCCATTGACCAATTGTTTTTTACCCATGTAATTAAACTTTTTGGTTTTGGATAGTCGTAAAGGTTATCCCATCTACCAAAAGCATAGATTGAATGATTTGTGTTTTGCAGACACCAATTGATAACTTGAATAGCAACTTCAGCAGAATCATCATTTGCAATCTTTAAATGTTTTTCATTTCTAAAATTAGATTGAAAATTCATTCCATAAGGAGGGTCAGTAATAACAGCATCAACCTTGTCAATCAATGGCAAAACCTCTAAACAGTCACCAAGGTAAAGTGTTGCGTTTCCAATTTCTACTTTCATGCTTTACTCCAATTCTTTTTTAGTTCAGCAAGTCTTGCCAAACCTTCAGCTTTAATCCTGTCAGCTTCCATTTGCTCATGCAGCGTTTTCTTGCGCTCAATCTGAACCAAAGGCTTAACAGGAATCTCAGGGCCAGCATTGCACAAATTACGGAACTTAATAGCGCTCGGAATGAACTCACCATCAAGTTTGGCAATAGCAAAGTCCATGCTTGGTCTGTAAGTCAGGAACTTACCTAATTGGGTTTTCCATTCCTGACGAACAAAGTCTGGGTCTAGTCCATCAAAGTGACGATTGAATGGCGCTCCGAAAATAGCCATCATTCGTCCAAAGATGTAATCAAGTCCTTGGTCTTGTGTGCAAAAATCAGTTTCCGAGTAGCTTGACATTGCTGTTGCCTCCAATAAGTCCACGAGTTAAGCCTGAGATTACACGCTGATTCATTTGACCAGTCTTGCTGAGATTCTTTTCATCAGGCTTTAACCAGTCAGCTTGCAAACCTTGTGAACCTCTTGCACACCAAACAGACAAGAAGTCGCTAAATGACATATTTGCTTTAGTCGCTTCTTTTCTTGCGCTGTTAACAACAGTCTCTGTTACTGGTGCTTTTTTGGCTTTGCGTAACTGTTTCCAATCATCCCAAATTTGTTGGTCAACATCAGGAGGGCAAGCAACGCTAGTTGCTTTCTCTCTCTTTGCCTCTGTCTCTTTCTCTGTCTCTCCCTCTCTCTCTGGGATAGCATCTTGCAAGCGTTCTGCTAGCACTCCACTAGCAATGATGAAAAAGTCGTTATCAATCAATGGTTTGACACCAGCTTGGTATTCTTTTTCAGTTATGTGCAATCGAAAGACTAGCTCATCTAGTGAGCCATCAAAAACACCATCTTTTGATTCACTTGCAAGCAACCAAAGCATTGGTGCTATCGCTTTGCTAGCAATAGGCAAGCGCATGAAAACTCTGTCGTTTAACAGGTCACGATGTAATTTAATCCATGGTGGGCATCGGTCTTTGTAATGTTGAAAGACGGCCCAATTTTTTGGCTGTAAAAGCATTTTTACCTCGCACAGTCCACCCACTAACACAAAGAAACAGTCGGCAGGCGGGGAGGCTCGCTTTTCGGTTGGGAGATCAGGCCCAACCTAGCCGTTGTTTCAAAACATTGTAAACTTAAAAAAGCCTATTGGATACTTAAATTCTTTGGTTATTTGTAATTGTTTTCGTAAAGTCTGGATTAGCCTTGTACAGCCTCTTAGCTTGAGCGTTCATCACTCGATACTCAGCAGGGGTAAAAATACCCTTGGCATTACGAATGTCAAATGGGTTTAGCTTGCAACGAGTTTCCTCGTCATCCTTCTTAGGTTTGTACTCAATCAGATCATCGTCTAAGGTGTACTGAGCAACCCAATGGCGACCAACTTTGATGATCTCTGTGGTCAGTTTACCTTGGTTGCGTAGTTTCTTTGCTGTGGATAGGACTGTGGCTTGTGGCATACCAGTTAGGTTTGCTACTTCGTGAGATGTGAGAGGCCCATTGCGTAGGGCGTTAAGTACTTTTTCTTGGCTCATTTGTATAGGTTTTCTAGGTTAAGGGGTCGGTTAAGGTGTAGTTCTAGTGTTCTGGCAAGCAGAGCAGTTACCGCAGCGGTAAAGTCCTCTGGTTCGTCCACATAGACACTAGCCATGCGATTAGCGTAACCTTGTAGGGTTTCCGCACATTGTTGTTCAAGTTTTTCGTAGTTCATGGGCAAGATAGTAGTGTTGTTTTTTTGTTTGTCTATTAGGGTTTATCCCTATATTTTTGTATAAAAACCTGTGGCACATTATCGATGTGGACAACACCACGTTTAACAGGAGTAAATGATGCCAATGCTTAATGGAAAGAAGGTTGTAGACCTAGAAGTAGATGGAGTAGATTCAAGAGATTATCCAGATTTCTCTGATGCTTACTTCTCTTATGGATGCTATGAAGATGGAACACCTTTGACAGAGGACGAGTTAGATAAACTCACTATTCTGGCAGACGATGTTCTGTGGGAAATGGCTTACGAGAGTCTTCACTAATGAAATCATTATTTCAGACCTATTTGGAAGAGTTCTCAAGCATACAATACTGTCCCTACTGTTTGGCAGTAAAGGGAAACAAGTCATGCTGTACTGGTGACTGGATCGAATTCAAGGACTTTGGACTTGAAACACAGAAACAAATCATTCAACAAGAGTTAGATCAAGGATTTAATCATGGGCGTACATAAGAAACTAATGGAAGCACGAATTGCACTTCAGGCTGCTCCACTCAAGAAATCAGGTCACAACAAGTTTGCTGGCTATCAGTACTTTGAGCTTGGCGACTTCTTGCCAACAATCAATCAAATCTTCTCAAAGGTCGGTCTTTGTGGTGTTGTATCGTTCGATAAAGAACTGGCAACCCTGACAATCACAGATACAGACGATAACTCTGAGATCAAGTTGACAAGCCCTATGGCAGATGCCAATCTAAAGGGGTGTCATCCAATCCAAAATCTCGGAGCGGTGGAGACATATACCAGGCGCTATCTTTGGGTGTCAGCAATGGAAATCGTAGAGCATGATGCCCTCGATTCTTCTGCTCCACTTAAAGATGAGAAACAAGCTCCTGTTATCACCCCAACTCAGGGTGCAATGGACAACATTCCTATTGAGGAATTAAGGTATCTTGATGAGCTGGCAGTCGATCTGATTGCCATGTGTGAGCAAGGTGATCCCAAGGGAGCTTGGGTTAAGTTGGAGGCAGAGAGCTTAGACGATCAACAGAAGATTGCTCTATGGACTTTGCTTCCCAGTAAAGTAAGAAGTGCGTTAAAAAAGGCTAAGGAGCTATAAATGGAAAGAGTGTTTCATGCACCAGATGGATATAAAAGACTGACGATTAACTTGCGTGAGGACATCCATAAAAAGATAAAACTGATTGCTGTTCAAGAGGAATCTACTGTGACAGACATCATTTCAGACTTTCTTGAAAAAGAAATTGCATATAAAGAATCTAAAAAGGAGTTGGTATATGGAAAAGCGTGATAACAGTGGTGTACTTTTTAAAGCCGATAAAACCGACAATGATCGGTCGCCACAGTACAAAGGAAATATTACTGTTGATGGAAAAGATTATTGGATATCAGCTTGGGTAAAAGAAGGTAAATCAGGTAAGTTCATGGGTCTAGCAGTAGCACCAAAAGAGCCACAAGCAAAGCCTTCTACACGATCTAAAGACACAGGGTTTGATGATGGGGGAGACCTGCCCTTCTAGTTTACGAAGCTGAAAGCGGATACTGTGGAATCTATCGGTCGTATGAGCACAGACGCAGCGAGTAGGCTTCACCAATATGGGGGAAAGCGGCTAGAAATAGCGGACGAACGTTAGTACCCCTCTTTTTAACAATGATAGGAGTGAATGATGAATGATATTTTTGGCAACATGAAGCAGTCAATGGAGAAATTCTTTGGCACACCAGCATTTAAGTTGGTACGAAAAGAAGACCCTACAACGAGTCAAGAAGCGGCTCAAGTAGTTGACAGTACCAAGCTCGAAAAACTTGTCTATGAGGCTATAAAAGGCTTTCCTGAAGGTTGTATTTCAGATCAAGTCTTAGAGTTGTTCCCGCAGTACCCATATTCCTCAATAACAGCACGATACAAGTCTCTGTTAGACAAAGGATTCATTGAAATTACTGGAGTCAAAGTAGGTCGCTCTGGTCGTAAACAACGTGTTATGAAGGCTGTCAAATGATTGAAAAACCACCTTATTCAAAGATTAGTTATCCCTCTGTGCCAAACAAGGATTTCAAATGGTCATCAGGTTCCGATGTTCAAGCAATATGGAGAAAGTATGGATGGACTCCTCCTTCGGAAAAGATGATTGCACCACCACCAGAGAAGTATCAAGAGCCACTCAGGAGAGTTAGATGACCTTTGCCAAAACAGAAATGTTGACAATTCAATGGGGAGAGGCTCGTGGCATTGTCCAGAACTCTACCCCTTATGCCCAAGCTAAAAAGACTCAGGAAGAGCTATACGAGCTTTTTGAAGCCATTGAGGATGGCGATAGAGAGGCTATGGCAGACGCTTATGGAGATATCCTCGTAACACTAGTTATGGGATGTGCTTGTGCTGACCTAGACCTTCTAACTTGCTTTCAAGGTGCTTACCAAGAAATCAAGGATAGAAAAGGTTTCCTAAACAAAGAGGGAATCTTCGAGAAAGTTACGCAGTAAGGATTGCGAGTGCCTGGTTGTAGTGTTTCTCTCTATCAATCAGGCCAATATATCCACCATTTATGCGCTTAGTCATGGTCTTTAAGTCCCTTGAATCAGCGTATTGGTTTAATTTTTGGGTGTTCCAAAAGAATCCTGCACTTAAAGCAGCATACTGAGGTGTTGCAACAAGGTCTGGTTGCATCACAAAGTCCTCACCAAGGGCTTGTCCTGCATGGTAATAGTTGGCATGACCTGTTAACTGAATACAACCACGACCCCTAAAGCGATAACCATCACCAGAAGCCTCATCACGATTGCCCATGCGATTGGCATAAACCATATTGGCGATCTTCTTTGGATTCTTTGCATACTGGTTAGCAATCTCAAGAGTTGGAAAGCGTTTAGGCCATAACTTCATCAAAGTTTCGGCTCTATAGTTCAAATTCTCTTCCAGAATCCTAAAGTTGCCACACTCGTGACCACATTGAGCGATAAAAGCCGCCTGTCTAAGTGGCGTAGAGATGTCAAAACGCTCAAAAGTCGTGTTTAGAGGTGCTTCCCAAACAGGGTCTATGTGCATTTGTTGTAGCTGTTCTTTACTGACCATTTACGATTCTCCTTACTTCTTCGTAGGCTGAGACGCAGGCATTGAGCTTGGTAATGGCTTTGTCTCCTTCTGCTGCGATGTCGATAAGAGTTGCAATAACTTGTCGCTCAGATTCGGTTTCAGGGGGATCGCTGGGTTGTGTATTTCCAACGGGAGTGGAGGCACTTGGACTGGTTTGTGGACAACTTGGGGCTGGGAGCCGCATCCTGCCAGTCCTAGCAAGCTCGTGCATAGCAGACTGTTTTTTAGCAATGTCATCTTGTGCCTTTCTTAATTGGGTTTCCTGATCTTGTAACTTCTCGCCAAGCTCTTTCTCTTTAGCTCTGGCTTCATCATTCTTCTTAGCAATGGCTATCTTCATGTCGTTATCACGCTCTAGCCATCCATAGTGATGTCCTACCCTGTAAGTCCCAAACAAAGATATAAGAACACCAACAATTAACCAAGGCAAAGGTATAGGTAGCATTAGTCAGCCTCCTGACGAGCTTTGGCAATCTCTTCACGAACTTCATCTGGCTCTTGGTGATCTGGTGGAGTTGTTGGTGGAGGGCCTGGTGTCCAACTTTCATCCAACTCAGGATTAGTCCAAACAGGCATAGCACCAAAAGGTTGGCTTGGCAAACCATACGCAGACTGTGGAGGTGCGTAAGATGAACTTACTGGATAACCGCCTTGGAAGCCTTGTTGGGGCTGACACATAGGTTGCATCATCTGAGGTGGATTAGGCGCTCCAAAAGCCTTAGAAGCGGCTCCTACAGCCCTTTTAGACATCACTCCACCGATACCACCCACAATCAGCAAAACAATGTCATTCAGCATCTTTGTGTAAGCCTGATCGATTGGAGCCATCGACTTAATTGGCTGTGTAACAAATGTGACTGAGTACAGAAGAGCGACAACAATAAAGCACAGAATCAATGTGACCGCAACGACCACAAAGCCCCAAACAAGAACCTCTACCTCTTCAATTGTTAGCTTTTTCTGGTTGGACATCGTTTACCTTTTTCTCTAGGATTGGGGCTACCAAGTACTCAGGACAAGTCTGAGTAAATTGGCATCGAGGCTTCTGACATTGTTCAGCATGAAAGTTATCTGGTGACTGGCAGAAATATCGATACCTGTCCTCTAGGCAACCACCTAGAAGTAGTGTTGATAGAAGCAGTAAATATCTCATGCTTGCACATCCACTTGATTAACCTTCACCCAATTGGTCTTGATCTCTTGGGCTTTCTGTTGTTGTTCAGCTTGACGATTTAACTCTGCCAATCTCTGCATATTCTGTTGGTGGATCACCCTATGAGCCTCCCATAGCATCCTAGCGTTCTGTGCATAAGTAGTGACTTTCATAATCCAACCATTCCCAGAAGTTTAGCTACGATCTTGTCTGACAAGTCATCAGGAAGGAACTTGAGAAACCCAATAACGTACCACGCAACGCAAAAACGTATGAATACTTTGAGAAACAGATCAAATTGTTTCTGGTACTCATTCACCGCCCACACCGCTTGGTAGTTGCACAGAACTCAACCATCTCATTTATGCCGATACCAACAAGAAGTAGAACGAACGCTACTCCTCCAATAATCATTGCCATTTCTAGTTGCTCTTGCTCGGCTTGCTTGGCTTTTTTTTCCTCAGCTTTTAGTGCGCTAATCTCTTTAGCGTCTGCCAAATCCATCTCTGCTTGACGAGCCTTAATCTTGTTCCAGACGTCAATCTTGCCAGTCTGCATGAACAACATTTTGAGTTCTTCTTCAAATGCTCTGGCTTGCTCTAATGCCATCTCAATCTGAAGTGCAGTACCCATGTTGCTACCTTTCTTGTCACGCTTGGCTTGAAGCATGGCTTTAGTAGCAGCACTTTTAGCATTGAACATCTGCCCCAACATCGGGGCTAAACCACCTAGGTCATTGGCTACTTTACTAGCCTTCTTGACCATGCCGATAGCTTTTTGTAAGCCATCTAGCGCAGCAATCGGGTCTAAAGGTATCATTTCTTTCTCTCCCACTTCATGCACACAACCCTTCGGTTGTACACATCACCAGTCCAAGTCCATTTAATACATCGGTACTCTATGGTTGCCGCCAAGAGAAAGGCGATCACGGAAATGCCCAAACGATAACAATACTACAAAATATCACAAAGAATGTGACAATGGCTGCTACAGATACTGCAAACAGCCAGTCCTTCATTGCATTGACAAAGGAATCTTATTCCTTGCCGCTTCCATCAATAAAGAGCTAAGGTCACGAGTTGTTCGGTTTACACCTGCCTCATCACCAGCACTTTGTTGAGCCATTGATCGACCTGTCAAATCCTTCAATTCTTGGTTAAAGATTGCCTGACGCTGTTGGTCAATAGTTGTTGTTGGTTGTGGTGGAGGCGCACCTAATTCTGGTGGTAGCTCAACATTTGTTGACGGCATACTCATCAACTCTGGAGGTAATTCAAAGTCAGGAGGCAACTCAATTGTTGGCTCTTGCATTGGTTGCTGAGTTTGTGTTGTTGGCAAAGCAGTAGTAGCTGCCGCAAATGGCAATACTGGGCTTGCTTTATCCAAATCAACCAATGATTGCAAAGTATTCTTGCTTTGAGGTGAAATAGCCGCATTTTGCAAGAACTTCTTGCCTTCACTAGAAAGCAAAACATTCATCAATTGTTGCTCGGTCAAACCTTTATCTTTAAAGATATTGTTGACAACATCTGTAGTCAAACGAGTTGCTTTACCAAACTGGTAGCCACCAACTGTTCCTGCTAGTGCTTCGATGTCACGAGAAATGGTGGGTGTTAGCAAAGTTTCTTCAGCTTGAGGTGCACCAATCTTAATCTTGCGAGTAAAGACAGCCGCATCTTTCATTCTGCGAGAGAACTCATTTGCATTTGTACCTAAAGCATCAACAACCTGACCAGCAAGGTTTGGATCGGTTGCTTTTACAGTATTCCATTTATCCGAAATAGCACCTAAATCATAGGTAAAAGTGCCATCAGGTTGCTTTTTATAAGTGTCTTTTAAGAAGTCATCAAAGACTTTTTTATCAATTGCCTTCAATGATTCTGCACGATTTTCACCAACCCACTCTCTAAACTGTTGACGTTGGGCTGGATTTGTCTGTTGATAGGCTTTTGTTAGGTCTTCCAAGTTAATCTCATTCAAAGATTTATTTTGTAAGAACTTAGGAACACCTTGAGCGATCAAAGCGTCATATTCCTCTGAAGCCTTTTTGTATTGATCTCGTGCTTGAATAAGATAACCAGCAGCTTTTTTCTGACCAACATCGCCAGCTACTTTTGTGGTGTTCAACAAATCCTGTGTCAATCCGCCAAAAAGCGTAGAGTTAACCCGCTTCATGTCGTCCAATGCAAGCCCAGTTACTACAGAATCACCACCCTCTGCTTTCTTGCCAAACTCATGCAAAAATCCTTGAAAGCGTTGAACAGTAAGTTTTTCTGGTGACTTTGTGACTTTATATCCACCTCCACCAGGTATCTGGAATGATGTAGGAACTTGAACTTCTTTTGGCATACCTGCGGCATCCAAAATTGTTTCAGTTCGTGTTGTGTTTACTGTAGTACCACCAGCTTTTGGCACATCAAAAGATGGAACTAACTTGTTTTCCAGTTTATTAAGGTAAGCAAGAACGCCATCATTATCTTGATATTGAGAACGAAGTTTGTCTATTGCCGCACGAGTATTTGTTGTTTCAACAAAAGGTGTGTCACCCGCTTGTTTAAATGCCTTTTCAAAAGCATCATTGCCAGCCGTTCTACGAGCTTCTTTTACAGCATTAAGTTTGTCTTGTATGGTTTTAGCAATACCTGTAGCAGCCTCTTCTGAGGTTTGTGCAGAGCCTTTTGGTCGAATGCCTTTCAAAGCCTGTTTAGCGGCTTCTTGCTCCATTGCAGAAAACAACTCTGAGTACTTTGGATTTGTGCGAACCTTCTCAATCATGGCAGCAACTTCTGGAGAAGATGAGCCTTGACCACGAACCATGTATTTCTGGAACATATTTCGTTCAGAAGGATTTAACTCTCCCAAAAGTTCATCAGCCTTAGACATTAGCTTTCTGTCTTTAAAGGCTTTCCAACCAAACTGTGCAAGTTGTGTAAGGCCAACAACACCAACGGCAATATCTGGTGAAGACTGCAAAAGCGCACCTTCTTTTGATGTTGCTTCAGGTGTCATGCCTGCAAACTCTAGTGTTCTCTCACGCAATGATGGTAATTTACCTGCCTCTTCGCCAAACAAACCTTTTTTGCCACTCACTAATTCTGACAATGAAGGAGAACGCTTTTCTTGGTAAAGGTTATAGCCACCTATTGCAAGGTCAGGAATGCCTGTAAGAAGCCCTGTAGCGGCAGAAGTAATGCCAGAACCTAGTTCACCAATAAGCCCTGTAGACCGAATCTGACTTTGAATACGATCAATCTCTTTTGCATACTTGCTATTGATGATTGCACGAGAGTCGTTAGGAACTTCGCCACTTTTAATGGCGGCATTCAAACGATCTTTAGCAGAATTAAGCTGTTTTACAAGGGCATCGTATGCTTCTTGTCGTGTATTAGGACGATTGTCAGCCATGATGAATCCTTAAAGTTTTTTAGCGTCACGAAGAGCTTTTTCTGCTTGTGATCTAGTTACTGTAACGCCTTTGCTAGCATTATGCTGAATAACCAAATCAATCATTTGCTCACGACTCATCTCGCTTACTTTTGTAGTAGGTTTGGGGGTTTGTTTTTGTTCCGTTGGTTTAGCAGAAGGAGTAGGTTTTTCTTCTGGTTGACCTTGCCTTTGCAAAGAACCTCTACGAGCCTCCAATTCTTCTTTGTACCCAGCTTCAGCTTTCTTTAAATAATTAATAGCGCCCTGCATTCTTGCAGTACTCAGGAAAGTTGATGGCGATGCTATTTGCTGTTCTGCTCGTGTCGCATCATCTCTTGCCTGAACACCTTTAGCATTGTTAAGTACAGTATTAACTCGCTCTTTAAATGCACGAGTAAATTCATCTTTTTTAACTTGATTTCCAACTTCCTGACCACCAAATATTGGAGGAACAACAGCGCCTAAAAAGTCAAATGTATTTGATGCCGCATTGAACTTAACTTCCCCTGACTTTAATAAGTTTGAAAATTGGTCTAATTGAGGAGAGGTTTTCTCAAGTTTTACTAAATCTGCTTCAATATCAGCGATCTCTCTTTGTGAAGCCGCAGGTATATTACCAGCAGTTACCTGTTGTTTAGTTGCTTTAGGTACAGCAACACCACCTTCAGCTTCAGTCTTAGCCATAGCCTTAAATGTCTCAGGAAAGGCTTTAGACGGGTCTGTAGCGGGAATGGTAACTGTCTGACCACTTGCTTGATCGAAGAAGCTACGAGGTTTAGCAAGAATCTGAGCCGCCATATTAGCGTTAGACAACTCAGTTTTAGTTGGCTCTTTGCCTTCTTGAATTTTTGTTTCAACAAGACGTAAATCAGCAATGTAACGCTCTTCACCAGTAAGTTTTTGAGGTTGCATAGCCTTAAGTGTTTGGGCTTGTTGCAAAGCAATCTTGGATGCAGATTCTTGCAAAGACCTTGCTCTATCAATAAGACCTGCTGCTAGTTGTGCATCACCTGAAGAAGTTGCTATTTTTGCTCCTTCAATCAATGATTTAGGGTCTGTCAGATCAAGTTGAGTCAATAGTTGCTGACGCTGTGTTATTTTTTGCAGTTGTGGGTCTTGAACACCCATAGCACCCGCAATGCCACGACCTAATTGACCAACACTTGCCTGTAATCCAGCTTGAGCTGCAGCACCTGGCGATAGTTGAGCCAACGCCATACCACGGCTTAAGTCTTGTTGGTATTGTTGGTTTTGATACATTTGTGGAGTCAAACCAAATAAACCCGCTACGATACTTTCTGCCATGATGATTCCTTATAAGAACAAGCCAAGGTCTTGATTGCCATACGCTAATCCAGTACCAAAACCAGACGAACCTAATCCTGTTTGACCAAACGCAGATTGAAGGCCTGACAATCCACCGCTAAACAAACCAGTTAATGACTGACCAATCATAGCGTTAGGATTACCTGCGGCAGTTAAGCCTTGAGCCAAAAGGTTGCGTGTAGCATCATCACTTGTTGCTAAACCTGCGCTTAATTGCGCACCTTTAAGACCTAGTTGACCAACATTAAACCCTGCTTGTGAGCCAATTTGTCCTAAGTTAACACCCATGTTGTAAGGTTGTTGACCTAAAGTCTCTAAGTTTTGGGCTTGCCCCAAAGCAGTCGTATATGGAGCATAAGCCGCTTGTTGACCTGCGTAGTACTGACCCATAGTCTGCGCACCAGTACCCAAGAGTCCAGCACCGAATGCGACTTGTTGTTGACCAGCTTGTTGAGCATTAGCCGCCAATTGAGCCTCTTGTTGAGCACGGGCGTTATACAGAGCTTGCAACTCAGGAGTAGTAGCCCCCATAGTGCCGCCTTGAGCTACTGCCAAACCACCACGACCTTGTTGTTGCAGTTTGTTTTGCAGATTTGCCAACTCCAACTCACGACCTGGTTGCAACAAAGCCATCTGTTGATTCAGATAGTTCTGAGCAACTTGTTCAGGAGATTGAGCAATATACTGATTACCCAAGCTAAACAAACGTTGCGCACCAGTTTGTAAAGGAGCAAATTGAGCCTGTGCACCCTCTGCTTGTGTCAAACCTTGATTAGACAAAGCCATCAAGCGATCTTGTTGAGCTTTTACATCAGGTGTTAAAGAATAACCAGCGCTTGATAATCTACCAGTTGCAGGATCAAAACCAAACTGAGAAGTTCCAAACCTAGTTGTCATGCCAATAGGTCGGAATTGAGCAGCATCTTTAGCCGCTTTTGTCTCAGCATCAATCATTGCTTGCGCACGTTGAGCCGCTTCTCTTGACGTTTGCATCTGCAAGAGATTACCCGCAGTACCAAGACCCCCAGAGATCAAGTTAGGCAATCCTGATAACAAATTAGACAAACCTAAAGTCCCTGCCGTGTTTAGCAAAGGATTAGAGTTTGTAGTTTGAGTTGGTATTTCAGGCAATGTTAATGGCGTACTTGGTTGAATCAATGGAATTGTTGCAGCAGTAATATCACTAGTAATGCTAGATTGTCTTGGTGCAGTAATAGTCTGAGTTGGAAGCGAAGGAGTAACCAAGCCCGCAGCAATGGCGGCCACATCTTGTGTAGTTACAGGTTTATTGCTGGTAATAATCTGCTCTGCAACACTATTGGTAATGTTTGGTGAAACAGCAGAAACAGCACCAACCAAATCAGAAACCTTTAAGTTCTGACCACTTGTAATCAATACTTGTGCTTGTGTTTGCGCTTGTTGAACAGTTACATTAGGTACAGTTGCAAGAATCGCATTTGTGATCTCTTGTGCTGTAGCAGGTTTATTTGCTGTAACTTGTACATTTGCTAAGTTAGCAGGAGTTCCTACATTAGTTGCAAGTTGGTTATTAACGAGATTAAGGATTCCTTGATCCACCATTTGTGGCTGTGCTGTACCAGTTACATTTACAGTACCACCCTGTGTTACTGGAGTAGTTGTTGCAGTTGTTACAGGTGAAGTTGGAGTAGCCAAGCTACTTAATAAACCGCCAGTACTAATCGCAGGAGTTGCAGCACCAGTAACATTTACAGCACCTGCTGTTGGCAATGTTGATACAGGAGTGCCTGTTAAAGAAGATATTGCTCTTTCAACAACGATGTCGTTATAACCACCAGCCGACAAAGTATCAGCAATTTGAGTTGTTGATAAACCTTGGCTTGCTAAGTTTTTAGCATCTACAGCAGCAAACTGACGTTCTGTCATGCCAGGGTCTGCAATAGAGCCAGTAGCAAGATAATTGTCTAATGCGGATGCACCATAAGAAGCCGCACCACCAAGCAAAGCACCTTTAAGAATATCTTGTCCTGTGCCGCCTGCCAATGCAGTTGTACCACCACCAATAGTCGCTCCAGTTAGACCTGCTAACGTAGAGCCAGTAGTACCTGTTAAGCCTCCGAGAAGACCTGTAAGACCAGGCAAGCCAACAGTAGAAGCAGCCAATCCAACAACAGGAGCAGCAGCCGCCAATAAACCTTTATCACCACCACCTGCGAAAGTGCCTGAGTCAATTACTTCACCAGTTTTGGGGTTAACTGTTTGCCAGTTAGCAGGATTATTAGGGTCTACTTTAGTCTCATAAACAACTTGAGGAACACCAGCAATCTGCTCTTCAATGTTGTCGCCTTCAATGACATTGCCACGAACACCAGGAATTGCCTTAACCAAGGACTGAGCAACCACAGGATTAGAAGCAGCCTGAACAATAACTGGAGGAGTTGTATCTACAGTATTTGTCTTCTGTACTTGGGCAATTGCTTGTGGCGTACTAGATGGAACTTCATTCTTAAACTGAGATAAAGCATCGATAACTGACTGGTTATAGATTGATGTTCCTTCAGCGTTTGTATGCAAAGCATCTACTAACAATTTCTTGTTTTGCAGAATCTCGCCTTGTGTACCAACCAAAGCAACATTAGAGTTAGCTTTAGCTACATCTTTGTAAATTTGGTCAACTTCTGGATTAAAGTTGTTGTTGATAACATCTTCAACAGATTTGGCATAAGGAGAACCAGTCAAGACAACATTAACACCTTGGTCGCCCAAAGTCTTAACGATCTGGTTTAGGTTATCTTTAACAACACCTTTATCTACACCAGTAATGAAGTCAACACCACCTGCTTGCAAGTAAACAGTAGCATTAGGGTCAAACTGACCACCACCTGCCAAGAATGTATTTAGTTGATTTAAGGTATCGGTAGTAGTAGAGCCAGCAACAGCATAATTAGCCGTCTGTTGACCAGTAGCCTCAGTAAGTTGGTTCTGTAAAGCTGTATTAGAGCTATTCCAACTAGCACCAGCCATAATGTTTCCACTTAGCAAACCACCTGATTTGCCTCCAGTAGCAACCGCTACATCTTCTGGAGAAATACCATATTGAGCCATCTGAGCTTGTGTTTGAGCTGCAGTTGGATTAGTAGCTAAGAAGTCATTGATGTTCTTATAAACATCAGCCTCTGACATACCATTTGCCAAAGCCCATTGCATTGCTGGTGATAAAGCCATAATTTTCTCCTGTATATATTATGGCATTTCTGGCCATGTAATTGTCCAAGGAAATCCTGTTTGGTCAGGAACATCCCTCAATGCTTGGCAGTAGTCTTTCCACTCTTGTGAAGGTGTCATATCACTGCGGAATCTCCAGTCAGTTTCAGCCAACTTAGCATCACGAGTTGCTCGAACACTCTTAGCCTGTTCAGCATCCTTAGAAGCCTTATAAGCAGTTTCGTGCTGTAGTGCTGTGGTAGTTACACCATCCTCAACAGTATCGATAAAGGTAGGGCCTAACACATACTTTGTGTACCACTTGCCATCAATCTGCTCAACACCTTGTGCTTGAGAGTATTGGTAAACAGTTCCACCTGTAGCTTGTGCGCCTTCAAAGACTACATCAGCCCCTAGATCATTGATGAGAGCCTCGCTCAATTGTTGTGGCATTGATGTGTTTGGGTGTAATGCACGAAATTCACTTTCGTACATTACAGCGCCAGTTGATCTAATTCTTACTTGCATATAAGTCCTTTAAGCAATTGCTAAAAATATGAATGTGCCACCAGAGGCATTGATAGCTGCTGGCGCAGTGCTGCTGATCTCAAACCCTGCGCTGTATGTGTCAATGTAGTCGGTGCTTGTCACTTCAGCGGCTGTGCTGTTGAGCAACAGGTAGGGGTCATTGCCAGCCACAATGCCTCTTGCTGAGTCCCACACATACCAGTCGCCAGTTGAGTCGGTGCGCTTGATTAGGACAAACCTAGCACCGCCTGTGAAGCCACAATCAACTTGCTGAGTAGTGCCTGTGCCTGTGTAAGAACCAACCTTTGAGACGCCTGCGCAGGTTGCAAAGAGGTAAGCAACGTAGGTTTTACCTGATGTATTTGTAGACGGCACACCTGCACCAACCAACCAAGGATTAAAGTAGACCGATGTTGTGTATGTTTGATAAGCACCCGCTGTGTCAAGATACCCTGTAATTGTGGTATTTAATTCCATCCCATACCTCAAATTTGGGCTAGAAGAACCATTTAAGGCGCACATAACCTTCCAGTTAGTTGCACCATTTCTCTCTTTCAAAATTATTAGTTCTGGGATGACTTTTAAATTATGACTAACTTGAGTCGTTGTGCTTGTTCCCGTCCCTGTATAGCACACCACATCCATAAAGCTGGGGGCACGTCTACCCGTCCACATTGCATAAATAGATGTAGGTGTTCCAGCAGTTTGATTAAAACCTAATTGATTATCCCAATAGTTTGTTGAATCAACAATTTCAGCGGCAGTTGAACTTGTTGACAAGCGATTACCGCCAGTCAGCCTCGTTCTTGCATTAACGTTAATAGATGCACCATTTCTATAACCAATCCACTCCATATCAGCAGGTGCGCCTAAATAACCCATGATGTTTGAGTTGGGCGTCCATTCCAAAGCAGGGTTAAACACACTCGTCCCACTCGTAGGCACTTTCATCGGGCCTCTACGAATGGCTATGTAGATGTAATTTTCGCCTTCAGAGTTTGTTTCGGTTGAACTTACTGTAAGCTCAAAACCTGTTGCTGTTGGTCTAACAAAATTAACAGTTGATGTTTCTGCGGCAGATAAATTTGGATTTAAAACAGGATCATTTGGAGTCCCACCAACAGGTGCAGCCGCCATCCCCCTCATAACATCAAAAAGCATCCAATTGCCGGTACTAATATTTTTAATTAGTAACCATTGTGGCTCATAGCCAAGTGTTACTGTGTTTGAGGTTGTTCCGCTGCCGGTATAAGACCCACACGAAATCACATTGTCTGTACCAGTCAGACCAAAGCCTCCTGCGTTGTGGGCGAATAGGTAGGCGACGTAAGTGCTACCAGTTTCATTTACAGCAATACTATTTC